GTAGAACTCCTTGTAGTCGGTTCCAGGAGCGGCCAGAACCTTGGTGGTGGTCTGGTGCTTGGTGCCGATCTGATCGACCTTCAGGTACAAGACGTGGTAGCCCTCAGACTCGAGCCGAGAGATCGCGACGTCAAGGGTTTGACGCGGGATACCAAGGTGGTACTCGACGCCGGAACCGATGTCGATGTACTTCTTCTGTGCTACCGCTTCGCGAAGCATGTTGGCGGTCGACGTTTGAATATCGACACGATCCTTCTTGCCTGGCTCGAGAAGTGTACGCACGTACGACTCGTTCTTGCCCATTCGCTCGCCGATCTTGACGTTCGACCAACCCTTGTCCTTGAGCCGCTGAGCCATGTTGATGTCAGCCTGAAGCGTCTCGTTCTTGGCGATGGACTTCGCGGCACGGAGTTCGGTGGTGGACATTCCGAAACTCTTGGCGATCTGTGCTTCGCTCATGCCGTGCTTGTCCTTGAGCTCCTTGACCGTAGACATGAAGCTGCGGCCACGCTCGTCGGGCGTCTTTCCCGATCCCCAAGGATACCGGCCAGACCTACGGAGGATACCGTAGTGCGCCAGGTAGTCTTCTTCGTTGATCTCCACGGATTCCCCTCCCTTGACTGTGAATATCGTTATGCTGCTAGTTCTGCCTTCAGCTCTTCGATACGCTTGTCAAGGGTGACGATGCGATCCATGATGTAGGCGATGTGCACGGGATCTCCAGGGTAGATCTGGATCTCGTTGTTCTGGTAGATCCTGAGCTCGGTCTCGATCTCGTGGGGCTTGTACTTGTACTCGAGGCAGAAATATGCCGCGTAGACGTACAGCTGCTGCTTGGACGACGGCGACACGCCACTCTTGTAGTCGTGGATGCGAAGCATGCTGTCTCGGCGGCTGAAGCCGATGGTGTCCGCAGTCCCATACGCGTTGACCGAGTAGAACAACGTGACCTCAGGAGTCATCCTGAAACCGATGGCGTCGTTCACGTACTGGTTCATCGTGTAGGGAATATCGGGCAGCTTGATGCCGAGCGCGATAGCCTCCTTGGCGAAGGCGTGCAGTCGGGTACCTCGTGCTGCCGCTTGCGCCTTCTCGAACCGCAGGAGGAACTTCTCATCAGAGTCGTTCATCCAGTGGTAGTTGCTGGCGCTCAGGAACGAGTGGGTTCCCTCAAGGTACGAGTGCTTGTTGAAGAGCACGTAGGACTTCCTGTTCGATGGAAGGGTAGATGAACGACGCGAACGACATCTGGTTCATCGTGCGGATGTACCAGGGTTGGTTCGGCTGAATCTTCGCGGTGGAGCTCACCTTGACTTCCAGTGCTGCCCAACGATCGTTGAACAGAATAAGGAAGTCCGGGATGCCGGGGCGAAGTTCAGGATCGTTCTTCAGGATGATGCAGCCAGGAAAGAGCTGTTCGAGTTTCTTCTTCAGGTTCGCCTGGTAGTCACGTTCGAGCAAGTCGCATCCTATCCCTTCTATTATAAGCCGTGTTCTTTGTACTACCCAATATCTGCGGTCACTCGTGCAACACGCGAAACCGTTGGTAGGTTGGCCAGATCTCGAGACCGGTCTGGGTGGCGACGCGAATGTCGTCGTCGACCAAACCGTAGAGGATTGCCGCGTCCCAGGTGTCCTGGAATTCGGTTCCGGTGTTGAGTTCCACGACAGCCAGCTTCGGCTTCGGGGGCTCGTTGAACTGACGGAAGTAGCGAGTAGCGAACCACCTGGGTCGCCACAGCAGGTTCTCGACTGAGTTGTTCATCCGATCGCCATCCAAGTTGATCGGGGTGTCGAACGTGCTGTGGCGCGGGGGGACCAGGAATGCTTCCGCAACGAGAAGCGGAACGGATCGCTTGTACTGCTTCTTGCCTTTGGTGAGGCCGACGTGAACGATCCCGTTCTGGTTCCGCAGCATGGCCATCGTGTAGCCCGTATCTTCGTTACGGACGATGCCGGCGGTGCTTACGGAGTAGTTCGGAAACTCGGTTATCGGACGCCACTCAGTGTGCACGGGGGGAGTGTCTCGCTTCCTTACAGGGTGGTGCCGTGAAGTAGTGCAGACTTGCCACTGTCAAATGTCACGTTGAAACGAAAAAGTTTTTATTTTTGCATTGCTAATATCTATAGATATTGGGTAGTGGTAACCGGGATAGTTTTTGGCTTCAAACTTGACATTTGGCAATTCGGGGTGTACAAAACGGACATTTAGAAGTCGTTATCGCTGCGACCTGCGGCTTTACACGGCGAGATCCTTGCCACTTTGCTTGTCACTTTGTGTTTTGACCTTGGCAAAAGTGGCAAACTTGGCCTCGTTGAAGCTCTTTTTGGCCGTGAGGGCCTTCTTGACCGCCGTGTCGATGGACGCGTTCGAGACCAGACTGTAGTAGTACAGGTCCGAAAACGTCGTATTTAGGCGATCAATCCGGCCATGTGCCTGATGCCAGTTTTTGTACGAATATGTCAGCGAGTAGAACACCATCGCGTCAGTATCCGTACAGTTCCACCCTTCAGCTCCGGCAACGTACTGTACTAGGTACAGCCACCGTTCGGTGTTTGGTACGGCTTCGTGCTTGTGCCCATTCCACTCCGAAATATGGATCTCATCGGCCAACGTGCGCAAGGCCTCGAGCTCGTAGTCGAAGTTGTAGAACACGATCAGCTTCGGGTGCTTCTTCATCAGTTCTCGCACCGCCAATTGGCGCGACACATCAGAATATGCGACCTTCCGCATGAGATAGAACAGTTCGCCGATGTTGAGGATCGGCCGGTCTTCGAAGATGTGCCAGCGCTCACGCAAGAGCTTGTTCATCACCTCACGATCATACTCAACCTTCACTTCGGTCGAGTGACGCGTCGTGTGGCGTTCGTAGGGCATATGGACGAGTAGCCTGTTGCGAAGCCGCACAAGCTTGCCCACGTCCACATACCGCTCGATCTTCGGGAACTTGGAGTAGCTCGCGTAGATCACATGCTCTCGCTTGAACTGCGTCCGGTTACCGTACCAACCGTTCGCTATGAACACCGGCACGTAGTCCATCCATGTGTCGCCGGGGGTAGCGGACAACAGAATCCAGTTGTTCCGCTTGGCGATGAAGATGAACGCTTTGGCCCATTCTCCACTTCCGACGATTCGCTGTTCGTCGAAAATGAAGAACGCATTCTTGACGTGCTTGTACTTCGCGATGTTGTTCCACGAGTCGACGCGCAGGACACCATGCATCGTAGCATCACTGCGCGTACCGACGTTGAACTTCAGAAACTCTGTCTCCCAGTCAAGGGAATCGCGCTTCTTGGCGGTGGTGATGACGTACACGTCCATCTTCGCAGCTGCGTGCGCTTTCATATAATATGCAGCCGCGGTGAGTGACTTGCCTGTCCCGACACCGCCCCAGAGGATCTTGCCATTGGCGAGTTCGTCAACAGCCTTCCTCTGGTGCGGGTACAGGGTCACTTCCATGACGTACTCCGATGGTTACGCCACGTTCTTCTGCGAGAGCGGTACGACGCGCGGGATCTGCATCGTAGCGGCGTCCTCAGGCTTGAACGGGGTCGTGGGTCGACGGGTGAGGACGGGACGGTTCGGGCTCCACGGCTGCGGCTCGGGCGACGTCTTGCACAGATCGGCGTACGTCCTTCCCGTGTTCATCTGGAACTCGCGGACCATCTGGTCGAATATCGGGCTGTCGGACATTCTGAACTCCCCAGGTTTGGTGGTGCACGAATATTGGGAGGGACGCAGATATCGCCCCTTCCCCTTGGAATCCCTAACCCCCGTAAGTGCATGTTCTACTCGTCATCGCTTTCGTAAAGAGCGGCGATGATCCGATCGGCAGCCTCGTCGGCGAGAATGATGATCGCGTCGTTCCCGTTCTCCTGCTTCCGAAGAACGTCAAGAACGATTTCGTGGACCACGCGATAGTAGGGGTTCTTCTTCACAGGACCATCAGCTTCTCGGTTGTGTCCTGCGCGATGCTCGCGATCTTGTCCACGTCCACGCCGGCGTCCAGCACGGTGATGGTCTCGACGAGCGCCTCCTTGACGACCGTGAAGATGGCCTTGTAGCGCTCCATGTACGCCTTGATGGCCGGGTCGTCAGCGGACAGCTCTGTGTCGTTCATCAGATGATCCCTACGATCTGGGCCGTGATGACTTCAGCGAGTCGCCTCATGTCTCGGCCGTCCTGGTGATAGGTGGTCGCGTCCTGCTCGAGCATGGCGGTCCTCACGAGCTTGAGTACGCGCTGGTACTTGTGGTCTTCCGTGTCGGGCTCGGTGTACGAGCTCTCGAAGGCCTTCTCGCTGTAGACCTTGAACCCGTCCGCGTCGTACATGACGTAGTCGCCCGCGTAGGCCCTGTCGGGCTTGTTGAAGCGGCTCTTGGCGATCGGCACGTGAATATGATCACCGTGCGCCACACCAAAGTTCTTGATCTCACCGCCGCACCATTCGGCGACGTCCTTCATGTTCCGACGCGTGACTTTGACAGCCTCGATGACGGCGTTCTTGCGTATGTAGCCGGATGCAACAGCGGTTTTCACGAGATCCCCCCTGAGGGTCTAGTAGATCCGGCGGTGACGGTGCAGGTTGCGAGCTGTCTTCATGGCCCAGTGCTGCGTCGGCTCACGGAACCGCATCTGCGCGTTGCGCTTGTGGGCCCGCTCGGCGACGTTGACCGGGTTGGTCCAGATGTCCAGCGCCACTGCCGGCACGAGCACGGCGAGCGACAGCAGAAGTACGGCGAGGAGTATCATTCGGTCGGCTCCTTCTTGATGGATATGGTGGTCTTGTTCGAGTCGCCCGAAAGCGCCGTCCCCACCCAGATGCCGATGAGGATGAGGACAGCGCCAACGAGGATGTACAGGAAGTTCACAGGTGGTACGTTCCGAACTTGTGCTTGCGGCGGTCGAGTTCCGCCTGGTGCTTTGTCTTGTGGATCCATGCCTCGAGGAATATCCCCGAGAGCGTGAGTACTGCGAGGAGACCGATGAGTATCCAGGCAGCCATCACCGGAGACTGTCCTCGAACTCCTCGAACTCCTCCGGCTCGCCCTGTCGCGAACCAGCGCCGACCTCCTCGATGTCCGCGTACTTGAGCTCGAGCGCGTCCTCGTGGATCGTGACGTAGATGGCGACCAGGTAGGCCTTACGGCCCGTCTTGCCGCTGACCTCCCAGTCGTACGGCCGGATGATCAGGTCGACCTTCTCGATGTCCGCCCAGTCGACCATCATGGCCGTGTCGGCGTCGAGCGTGTTACGGCCACGGGACGTCAGAAGGATCACTCGAGGAGGACGCTTGCCCTTGAAGCTGACGGTCACGGGGAGGTGGAACAGGGGCTCGTCGCCGTCCTCGCGCGGGGGCTTGTCCTTGACGTTCCAGCCGTCCGCCTTGAGCTCCTCCCACTGCTCCGGCGTGAGGACCAGGGAGAAATTGCGCTTGCCCTCGTCGTTGTAGGTGGTCTGCCGGCCCTCGAAGTTGCGGAAGATGATCCGCGCGTCCTCGAAGGTCAGGTTGTTGTCGTTGATGGCCACTATTCGCTCGGTCCAATCATGTTGAGGTAAGCCTTGATACCGGTCATTCCGCCGACCTGCCAACGGAACGGTGTGACGCTGATGTCGACTCTTTGGTTTTCGATGACCTTGATCTGGCGCTTTGCGTTCACGTGGACCTTGAGGAAGTAACGCCCATCGACACACGTGACGCTGTAGCCCTCAGCGTTGAGATCTTCGACTTGTTGTGGGGTGAGATAGACGCGAAAGGTTCGGTTCGTCCCGACGAACGCTTCGAGTCGCACGTTGAAAAGCATGACTTCAGAAGGAGCGTTCATGGCTCGCCTTTCAGAGAATGTGCGTCTCGGTCCCTACGACCATGCGGAACTCGTCAGCGTAGATGTCTCGGGTGATGACGAAGCGTCGGGGGTCGAAGTTGGTCGTTACCGTCCACGAGGTCATGTCGTCGTTCAGGAGGCAGTACGCTATCTGCCCACGCATGAGGTGGACGCCCATGAACTTCAGCACCTTCGTGATGCAGAAACTATTCATGAACTCGATGTCGACCTCGGACGTCTTGGTCTTCGCCATGATGACTCCTAGTGCACGATGCGGATGTTGTCGATCTTCTGGTAGGCGTCGAGGTACGTCTCGCTCTTGCCGGCGTTGTGCGTCACCTCGAAGTACATGCCGTCCGGCAAGGTGGTGCAGACGAGCGCCTTCCAACCGCCGAGGATGTAGCAGAACCACACCACGTACAGGTCGTACTGCGTCGCGCCGCCGGTCTCCAGCATGCGCTTCTGGACCCAGTCGTCGACGAGACTCTTCGCCTTCGCCGGGAAATCGGTCGGCTCGTTGTGGTCGCTGGCGAATGCCATCAGATTCTCTCCCTGAACAGGATGCCGTAGTTCTGCATCTCATCGATTGCGTTGTTTGCCTGTACGTCGGTGAGGCCCGACTGAATCAAGGCGTTGTACGTCTTCACCAGAGTGCGGTCATCGTGATGTTCCCGCACTATCCTCATGGCCTCGATCTTCGCCAACAGGTCGGCCTTCGTCGGCTTGATGCCGCGACCCAATGCATGCTCCTTGCAATAGCCCGCCGGGGAGGCGCGTTTCCGGGCGATCCAGTCCCGCGCCGTCCTCCGAATTGTGGTTGTGCACTATCTCGTCTTCAGCTCTCGGAATATGACGCCGGCGTCCATCATCGCCTCGATGGCGTCGAGAACTTCGCGGTCATCCCATCCGAGATCGGATAGGGCATCGTATGCCTTCTGGTAGCCGTCGCCCTCTGACTTATTGATGGGGATCGTCCCGAAACCCATTTTGGAATCTACTCCCCGCGCTTTTTTTCAGTTGCGCTTTTTCTTTGAACGCCACTCGATGACCCATTCTGGGTTGTGGTTCGGACACCACGCTTCGCCATTGCGCTGGAAGAACCAGCCTTCCTTGGCAGAACGAATGTCCTCGAAGTGGTTGCCGACGCGGGTCTCCCCGCACCCGTCGTGTCGGCACGTGTGCAGTGCTGTCAGGAAATGTCGCATCAGCCCCGCCCGACGATCGCGAACACGATCTCCGGGTCCGACTTGACGGTGAGACCATTGACCTCGATGTTGCGGTGGCTGAGCTTGTAGGTGCCGACGAGCCCCTCGAAACGCTTCTGCGTCTCCTTGTCGAGCGAGAAGTTGGCCACCAACTGCGGCGGCTCGTCGTCCTTGACGATCTCGTACTCGACCTCTGCGGTACCGAGGATCTCGCGGACCCCGTTGGGTCTGTACAGGACGAGAGGCATCGTCTGCCCCATGATCAGCCCTCCTTGGGCTTCTGGTACTTGCCGCAGGTCTCGCAGCCCTGGTACTTACCGCAGTTACAGTTCACTTCACGAACTCCTTGATGGTGAAGGACCCCGGAGGACCCATGATCCTCTTGGCCAACTCGGGGTCGGTGACTCTGACGTGGCCCGTCATCCGCTCGCCGTCGTCCGTCACCACGATCTCTGCGGTACCGACGACAACCCGCTTGCCGTTCACGTGCTTGACAAGCGGGACGTACTTCAGACTCGATTTCATGCGATTAGCTCCGCGTAGCTGCCGAACTTCTCGATGGTTTCGATGGCGTCCTGGGCCAATGCCTCGTAGTAGCCCATGTCGATGATGTCCGTGATGGACCCAGTGTTCTCGAGGGACTGCGTGAGCTCCTCGAAAAGCATCCGGTCTAGCGGCGTGAGGTGGAAGAGCTTGAGCATCTCCGCCTCCAGCCAGTGGTAGTCCTTCGTGCCGCCGACGGCGTAGTTCTTGTCGTCCTTGACACGCACCAGCTTTCCGCCACCAGCGCTCTTGAGCACCGGGACGAACATGCCGACACGACCCACGTGGTACATCCCCTTGTACGGCGTCGCAGGCGTGGCCTCCGCGTCGTTGAAGTCGATGTACATCGCGCCCTGAGTGACCTGCTTGGTCTCGCACAGGTCCCGGAACGTGATCGCCTCGCCGCTGAACAGCGCCTTGTAGACGACCGGATGCTGGAACTGCTTGCCGACCGCGTCCCAGTGTCCTTCCTCGTCCTGAGCGATGTAGACGGCATCGTTCACGAGGCAGAACTTCCGATACGTCTTCTCGTGCTCGAAGGTGTAACCGTACCTCTCGCCGAAATT